GAACTTGGATAGGTTTACTTTGGCACTCGAAAATAGTCTAGTTAGCTTCCCACTAGCTCCTATAATCTGCTGTGTAGTAGCACCACCAGCTTTACCGAAAGCAAAAATTTCATTAGTTAATGCTTGAGTTTGCTTGATGTTACCGCCAGTGGCGTTGTAAATAGCTCTTTGTGCAGCTGTTACTTCGGCACCAGAAGTATTGGCTACACTCCTGATTTTACCTATTTCACCAACAAGCTCTTCGGCGCCCTTCTTACCTGCGCCTAAATGCTCCCAGGCTTCTTTTATTTCAGTACCAGCTTTAGCTAATTCAAAGCCTTTTTTCGCGGCACCCATTAAAGTTGAACCTAGTCCACTGATAGCACCAGTTACGGCTGTACCTATGGCTGAACCTTTAGCTATATCAGAGATTGAAGTCTTGGTTTCTTCGGCGGACTTTTTAGTCCCTAGTAATTTTGTTTTTAACTTGTCAAGGAAGCCTGTAGGTTGTGCTTGAGTAGTAGACTTAGCTAGTTCGTCCATCTGTTTTTTCGCATTAGCTAGACTAGTTGCTGTCTTATTAACCCTGATTTCTTGCTGACGATATGCGTCACTAGATTTACCACTTTCACTAGCTACTTTTGCTAACTCATTCTGCTGGATTGTTAACTGCTTGTTTAAATGGTCAACACTGTTTTTGTAACTTTCCAGTTGTTTAGCGTTGGCTTCCTCTGTTTTACCCTCCGCCTTTAGTCTGTCAATGTAAGACTGTTCAACGGCGACAGCTTGCTTATACCCCTTTTGTAAGTCTGCTAATCCAGAAGTGTAGTAGGACATGCCAGACTTAGCCTTGTCTAGTTGGCTAGTCTCTTTCTCAATTGCAGAATTGGCTTGTGTAATTGATTTTTGGAGGTCATAGTAGCGCTTTGTTCCCTTTTCAGTCGAGGTGTCTACTTCTGACTGTTGCTTTTTGAGTTCAGATAGTCTGGCTTTTTGTAACTCAATATCTTTCGACAGTCCCTTAATACGCTCTGATTGGGCTTTTTCACTGTCACCTGCTCTTTTAGCACTAGCTTCATTGGCTTTCCACTCTGCTGTGTTAGCTTTGACTGCGGCTGTAAGTGACTTGAAACTCTTAACAGCCCCTGAAACATCTAACCCAACTTGACTAGCCATATCATTTTGAAGTTTAACCATTATTTTTATCCTCCTTTCTTGTTTGCGAATCTTGATTTACGTAATTGCTTGATTGGGTCAATCAATTCAATTCTTTCTTCCTTCGGTCTTGCCTTCATAACGTCCAATAAGTCGTAATAGTCTTCATTTTTAGCTTGACTAGGTAGTATCCCCATTTCCGTAAACTGTTTGAGATTGAGTAACAAATCTTCCCTATTATTTTTCAAACTTGCTAGAGTCTGTCTTCTTTTGTTTGCCAATAGGGCTAGTCTTTTGGGTCTGATTTAGCCGCCTTATTTTCTAGCTCTTGCTTCTTTTGAGCGCTCTTGACTTCATCATCTGATAAGCCCTGTAATCTCATGACTAGATAGCCTAGTACCTCGCCAACATCTTCCATGCTTGAGTTTTTGCGGAAGTTAGCCATTTCTTCATCATTAATCTGTGTAAAATCTTGAATGAAGCCAAGCATATCCTTGAGCATTTTTAAAACATTTTTAGATGTAGTTAAGGCATCTTGTTCTGCATCCTGTGATTCAAGCATTTCAATGTTTAGCTCTTGTGAACGTAACATTAAGTCGACACTTGGCTTAACTTTGATTGTTCTATTAATGTGCATGAGTGGATTTAGGTCAATTTTGATTTTCATTTTTTACTCCTGTGTTATATAGGGCGATTCTAAGCTCTTTAAATTCTAAAAGATGAACAACTGTAAGTTAAACTGTCTTAAAATCGTTAATTTTTGAAAAAAAAGAAAAGCACCCACTAATAGTGAGTGCCTTTCTATATGTTTTTTAGTCGTTAGATTGAGGTGTAGGTGCGTTTAAGGATTGTGGTGCGTTAACTGCTTGCCATCCACCGCCAACTTCTTTCATTACCGCCGCCAAGTCGAAACCTTGTTCATCACTAAACCAGATTTTGTACGGTTCTTGGTGTGTGCTGTCATTAGGGTCAACGAACACCTTTGGGTCAAGTGGGTTCATTACACTTGCATTAAGAGTGGTGTCTGCATCCGCCTCAGTATTTGTATCGGTTGAGTGATTGCTTGCTTCCTCAACTACCTCAGTATTAGCCAAGCCTTCGTAACTATGAATGGTATTGTCTGCCAAACTGGTTGAAACAATAAGCATTGCAATGTGTGGCTTCTTTAATCCTTTGACAAATCCGCCTTTGCTGTCTTTTACATAGCCTTTCATTTTCATTAAAATATCGTGATTCAAGTCTAAGGCTGTCAATGCTACCTTGGGTTGAGCTTTACCGTAACTAACTCTTTTTACTGTATCATTAGCATACTGTTGGGTTCCTTCTACCTCTAAACCAGTGATATTAGCGGCTGTGAATCCTTCGCCTGTACCATTAGCTTCATACATACCATTCTGTGTTAAGCCTTTGTCTCCTGTAATAACTTTGCCATTGTCATCCAATGACCAGAAGTAAACTGTTTTTATACCGTGTGCACTCATATATCTATCTTCTCCTTTATATTGCTTGATTCTTTGTTACATATATTGTTTTTGTTATCTGTTGTGTGTCGGGGTCGGTTGTATGACTGCCTGATTGTTGGATTAACCAGCCCTTTTCTAGTAGCTGTTTCATTAAGTCAACCTCTGCCAACTGGATATTTACATCTGCATTAATTGACCAAAAAATCTGAACCTCTAGCGTTATCTGCCAACGCCCAATCTTTGCATTAGCCCAGCTGGCAGGTTGATTACTAGCTTCAGTAATGAACACAATGGTGTTGTCAATGTCGTTCATCTGGTCAAGGGACAAGTTGCTACAAACAATGTTGTCGGCTAATACCCATGAAAGATTAAGGGCTAGTATATCATCACGCAATTCATCAACTGGTAACTTCATTTGCCCTCAATCTCCTTCATCTTCTTTGCCATTGCTTCATAGACTTTTGGTTCTACCTCTTTGACTGTTGTATCGTACCAATGGTCGCCTTTTCTAAACTTGGTACCATCATTAAGAAATCGTGCTATATAGCCTTTTTTAGCGAATCCTACTGTTGTTTTACCATTGTGGTCGCCTGTAATATCGCCATCTTGAACATGTATATCGTCTGCTAAGTGTTCGTCCTTTGCTTTTGAATAATGTAGTTTTTTAGCTTTATCACTGATAGCGTTGGCTAATACCTCTGCACCAGCCTTAGTAATCTCCTCTTGCTCTTTAGCATCTGGTATCTTCTTTTGAACGTCTGCTAAAAACTGTTTAACCCATTCGTCATATTGCATTATTATTTACCTTTCTTTCTTAGGGTTATATAGTCATATGCAATGATTTTATTTGAATCGTCTGAGCTAATATTCACGATTGTGTATTGCTTCCCGTTATATTTAACAAGCATATCATTGGTAATTTTTGTGTTATGCCTGACTATAATGATTGGATTGTCTAACTGTTCTGGGGTAAGGGTTATCTGTTGGCTTATTGCACGGGTGTAAGGGGCACACCACAAAGTAAACATTGTGACAAATTGACTGATATTAGCCCCAGTATTAGGGTTATGCACCATTTTATTAGCCCCAAATTCTGCTTTTTTGTTGAGTGAGTAAGGCTGAATACTGTTAAGTGGCATGGTTATTAGCCTTTCCATATTTATGTTCTAAGGCAGATATAAGAGCATTAACTCCTTGACTCTCGCCTGCAGATAAGGTTCTGTCATAATATGACTGGGTAGCTAATGCTTTGATTGCGCTGGTATAAAGGGGGTCTGTAGTTAGTGCAGGGTTATCTAGGTCAGAAATTGCATGATTAACAACCGCTGTAGCTGTTGTTATAAGATTTGTAATTGTAGCTTCCTCTTCTGGGGTTTCATCAATATGCAATTCTGTCATTAGGTCTTTCGCTTGTACAGTCATTTATACACCACCCTTCTCTTGTATAATTGACCGCCACCATATATTGGTTACTGTTTATTTCTTTGGCGATTAATGTTTGTTGTAGCTATTTTGCTGCCTTGCCTGCTGGTGCAGATAAAGTGATTAACTTACCTGCATTTTGGTCTGCCACTTTGAAATCTGCACGAATATAGGATGCCAACTTAGTCCCGTAAATATCGTTGTCCACCCACTTAATTGCTGACTCATCCTTATAGGCTTCCAGTACGAAACTCTTAACATCTCCAAAGAATGCTTTAGCTCCACCGCCAAGTACATTATCTGGCACCGTAACTACTGGGTAGCCAAGCAATGACTTACCAGATGCTGCTGAAATTGAATCCTCAAATAAGTATCGCCCATTTCCATCCTTTAATTTGTCAATAAAAGCATAGCCAGATTCAGTAATCACAAAAGTCTTGTTTGCATAATTTGATAAGCCAATGTTTACTGCATCCTTGATTCCATCGGCGTCAGTTGCTGCTACTGCTGTTGCTGTCGCTAATTGTGTTCCTATTTTGTCTTGTTCAGTCAGACCTCTCATATCGGATAAGTATTGAGCTACAATTCCATTGATTTGTTCATAATCTGACAACATTTCATTACTTATTGGAATACTGCCAACATAAGTAGCTAATCTGTAGTCAACTTCGGCTATGCCCATTTTCGCTAATTCTGGATTTTTAGCTAATTCTTCTTTGGTTGCAAAACGTGCGTTACCTCGTTGGATAACTGGCAAACTACCAGCAGGAGAGCTAACAGCTACACGATTAACCAAGCCAGTTAAAACGTTAGCATCTTCTGGGACTTTCTGAGGGTCTAAAACTTGTTTTGGTACTAATACCTGACCTTCAACGTTAGTCGTAATGTTATCACGCACTGAACCGTGTGATTTTACGTAATCTGCAAAGCCACGTAATTGGGCTTCCTTGTCATTATTGATAGTAGTTGATTTGATTGTCTTCACTTTGGCTTCCTTCTTATTATTTAAACTTCTTACTTCTTCTGCATCATCTTCATCAGTATCATCAGTTACATCTGGTAATTCTTCGATTTCATCATCTGCCGAATCATTGTCTTCTTCGATTTCTTCTTCTGCTCGTGTGGCATCTTCTTTTTCAGCTAACACATCAATAAATTGTTGCATTTGATTGATTAAGCCGTTAAAATCTGGTAATTGTTTAGCTTCTTTGTTTTCTTCTGGTGCTTCTGTTTCAGTATTTTCTACTTCTTCTTTTTCTTCTTCGTTATCTCGTTTGTCTCTCTTTTTCAAGTTGTTATCTCCTTTTTTGTATTGTTGTAATGACCGTTGAATAGTAACTGATGTTTCTTGATATGCTGGCAATGTAACCAAACTAATCTCTGGCACATCTTCAATTCTATTAACTATATGAATCAGTGTGCCATCATCATCTTGTTGCCATTCGTCCCCGTTGTCGGCAATATCAAATCTGAATGAACAGCCTTTTATGTTTCCATTTTTAATATCTGTATACGTGTCATTGCCAAGTGTGGTATCTGGTAATGTGGCAACAAAAAAGAGCCCTTTATCATCAATTTTTGTCGATAATGTACTAGAGTCGGCTCGGGCTAGTATTGAGTTAAAATCATGACCATATAGCAACATCAATTGTGTCAAATCAACGTTATCTAAAGCATTAGGACTGATATACTCTATAAATCCCATATCTTCACTGGGTTGATTGAACACGACTGCATATCCACTAATCTCATGGTTGCCGTTTTCTAAATCTCGAACCTGTAGGTTGACTGTTCTTGTGCGTACATCAGTGTTAAATTTTGAGTTCATCTTCGGTAAATACACCTCGCTTCGTTAATAAATTTAAGGCTTGTTGTTGTGTAAGAACTGGTGTTTGCCCAGCTGTTAATTTTGCAATGTTATTAATAAGTTGTGACCCATCTCGGTCTATTGCTTGATTTATATCAAGTTCCAAAGTAGGTAACTGCAACTTCATTCTTAACTCTGAAACTATAGGGTCGATATATCTTGTAAGTGAGTTGACGTATAAGCTTTGTATCTGACTAACATTAGATTGATTGTCACTCTTATTTGGGCTTAGATAACTTGCAGGAATACCGAATGCTGTTGCTATTCTTCCTGCATCTGCATCTATCGCATTCAGAAACTTAGCTACATCTGCATTTATTTGAAGCTGGGACAAAGTAGCCGAATTATCCATTACTATTGTTGAGCCAGCATTATCGCCAGTGTATTGTGCTTCAAACTCGTTTCTTACTTCATCTTTCACCTTTGAATTTGTTTGGATTGGGAGGGTAATAATGTTTGAGGGAAGTATTGCTTTTTCTAATTGTTTGAGTGTTAGTCGGTCACTATTATCTGTGACTCTTAGTGTATTTGCTAAACTTTCAAGGGGGCTTACGCCAACAAAACGATTAAGTGCATTGTCTCCTTCACCCGTACACATGAGTCTTAGGTGTATCATCTCACTTGAGGGTACCTCTATATTGTGGCGATTATCGTCAAAATTTATTGTGTATGTAAGTTCTTGGCTATCATCAGATAAGTTAATCTGTACTTGACTAGTAGGTATTTGTTCTAATTTTATTGGAAGGTTATTTTTGTCACGACTGATAAGGAGGTAGGAATTACCCGTCAGTAAAAGTTGAGCGTATGCAGATTGCCAAAAGTTATAGGAGCTGATTAGATTGTTTGGAATATCAAGGATTTTTATGTAGGGAGGGAAATTTTTGAATCGACAACTGGCTATATCACTGGCAATTAAGGTTACTGCATTTAAAAACTCGGGGTTTTTGAGCGCCGTTGATACACTGACTAAACTGTTAGGCACAATCTTACCCCCAGAAATGCTAAAACTGGCATAACTATTGTTGCTGGGTATAGATTGCATACGTGTGTTTGTTGGTGTTATTGCATTAGTGAGGTCTCTGAGTATATTTATGGTGTTACACCTCCTTCTGCTGAGCCAATTAATATTGCTAAGACAATGAGACTTAATCCAGTTACAACTAACCCAACAATTAAGTTAATTAAAAAGCAGGCAATGTTAATGAATATAAGCCCAAAAATAAACAATATCATTGGCAAAAAATTGAAAAATTGCTTCATTTTATTTTTTATCCTTTCATCTTAAACACCTAGAGCTGTACGGTTTTTCGTGTATTTTTTAATAGCATATATTGATTTTTGATTATTAAATGCTATAATAAAGATATGAAGAAACCAAGATTTACCAGTTATAAGCGCCCTAATGGACACAACGAATTTGAAGAATTTTATTACCAGCTTCCTAAAAAGGACAAGCAAAAATTAATAGCAACAATTAAATCTATTCAAGATTTCGGGTTGATAATTGCAACTAGACAAGAATGGGTAAAAAAGTTGGATGAAAATATCTATGAAATTAGGTCTAAGGTTAGCTCAAATATACAACGGTGTTTGTACTTCCATGCTGACGCTAATCAATATATAATTACCCACGGCTTTACCAAGAAAACACAAAAAACACCTAAACGGGAAATTGACCATGCTAAGGTGATTAAATTGGAATATGATAAAGAAAAAGGAGAGTTAAAATAATGAGAAAAGATGCATTAATTGATGTAGATGATATTTTCACAAAAGATATGGAAAACCCAGAATTTAAATCTGGGGTTATCGCTGAATACAATAAGTTGGTTGCTTCTGTTGCGGTAAGGCAGGAGCGTGAACAATATGGCTGGACACAAAAAGACTTAGCTACAAAAGCTGGCATACCACAATCAACAGTTGCTCGCATAGAAAGCGGGGCAAACACCAGCATGGACACCATCTCTAAAATAGGTAATGCCTTTGGTAAGTCTGTAAAAATTAGTTTTTCGTAAAAAAATAAGAGCTGCTATTAGTAACAGCTCTTTTTATTTGCTTCGATTTAGCTGGTTATCTAGTTCCTTTTTAAATTGCTTGTCTTTTTTGATTCTTTCTTTTATATATGTGTCTAGTATGTTCATAGAATAGCCTCCAGTAGCTAATTCTTTTAAAAAAATTTTATTTTATCAACTTTTTATGTAGGTGTCCGTAACACTTGTGGCTGTGATATTTTGTATAATAAAATTGGATTAATTTAAAGTTAGCAAACTTCTATAGTTCTGCTATAATTGATGTTGTAGAAAAGTTTAAAAGGGTGTGGCTACCTGTCTCTAGAAAGGATGATGCCTATGGTGTCTACTATAGAAAGGTTAGCCAACTTATGGATGGTTACAAGGTAGCAACACTTATATTGCTATCAATTCAGTGTCTTGTTGCATTGTTGACTTATATCGACAAGCACTAACAAGGATATAATCAAAAATAAAAAAACGCCCTGACTAATGACTTGGAAACGGGCGTATTTTAAGTAAAAATATTGTCTGGTAACCATGCCCTTTGAAGGCAATTCTACCATTAAGGAGTCCTACTGACGATAGGACTTCTTTTTTTGTTTACAAAAATATTGTATCACATGTGGTAATAATTAAGTTAAAAATTTGGCAATTATTAATTTAAAAACTGAAATCATTGGTGTAAAAATCTGTAATCTGCTGTTGTGTCCAGCCAGCGAATGGGTTGTTTTTTGTGGGCTCTGGCTTATTTCTATTTGGGTCTACGAACCAATATATAGCCTCACTCATTGCGTTAATAATTGCGTCTACACAATCTATCTTCGCTGTCCTAACCTCTTTATCAATTTTCACGCCGTAATTATTTTCTGCAATTACGGCATTTGTCAAACTGTATTGCAAAATAGGGTCGTCTAACATGCTAATCCTATGCGTTTCAAAGGCTTTTCTCAATGCGTTAGTTGGGCTATCTAATGATAACGTTCCTTGTCTTAAGGGCACAAACTGTACTTCTGGTAACTGTCTCGCCCACCAATCAACTAATGTACTTGCACCGTATGCATCATAGACAAAGGCTTTAACGTGTAATTGATACTTCTGGATAAAATCTATAAACCAGTTACCTACTGTCTCCTCATCTATCTCGCCCCACTGATTTTTTGCAATATTACAGAAACCTTTACTTTCAGCATTTATGTAATTAATCCCATCTTTTTCGGACTTAAGCTCGATTGATTTTTGAGTTCTTGCCGTTGGTACAAAAGAATGTTGATATAAAAAATAATTTTTTTGTCCATCTTTTTCATGTGGAAAAACAAAAGCAAGTGCCGTATCATCTGAGAATCTAGACAAATCGAACCCTACATAACAATCACGTCCTGTCATATCAAACTCATCATTAGCAATTATTGCGGCTTGTATATCGTCAAGTTGCAGATAACGATTAACACTTGTTGCTAACCACATGTTAAGGTTTCTATTCTGAAACTTATATATTTCTCCAGACTTAGCCTGTTTATTTTTTTCATCTGTGAGCCCTTTTAATAATGTGTCATGTATACTCGGCAAGTCTAATAGTGGGTTTGATTTAACCCATGTGTCTGGTTTATCAGTCTCATCAATATTGTCTTGCTCCCAATCCAGCATAAGTGAGCTATCTTCTTCACGATTGTTGTCTTTTTGTAGTACCTCTAATAAACGTTTCTCATCTTGGTACATTGGGCAATTGCTATTACCGTATGCTGTTGATACTGCAATAGTCTGGTGGTTCTTTGTTTGAACTTGTCCAGATGTTATTTTAGCCATGCTGCCATTATCCCATTGGGGGTCACCGTACTCGTCAATAACAGCCAATAAAAAATGATAACTGTCAAATTGCCCTGAATTAGCTGTTAGTCGAATTAAGTTAGATAGTGTCTTTTTTGACTTAACTAGGTCATCATTAGTATCAATGCCTTGTTGCTTAATTAATTTTTTAAATCCTGCTGTCTCGCTTAGTAACCTAAAAGTCTGTCTTATATATCTCCACCCTTTTTTACTTTGTTTGTCAACTGGGGCACTATAAAGATTGTCTTGATTGTAGGAGTCTGGGTTCTCTATCAGAAAGTTATAAGCAAGCAAGATGTTGCTGACGTATGTTTTACCATTAGTTCTTGCCTCTGACAATAATACATAAGTAAATCGTTTTTGCTTATCTTGTTTTGCCCTCCAACCTTGAATTAGACAAAGTTGAAATTGTTGGAATAGCAATAATGGTATAGGTTTATTTGCGGATACGTCTGGGCACAATTTGGCAAAATTGAGTATTTCTCGGCATTTATCCAAATCGTAATAATAGTCAAAGTCGCTATTATCTGCTCTAACTAAGTCGTTTAAATGTCTGAAACATGCCAGTTGAATTTTGTAACATGCCATCTGATTATCTGTTAAAACTTTTATTGCGTATCTAGTTGCAGGGTCTTTATATTTGTTAATTACATCATTGAAGTAACCATCATTTAATAAGTGGTTAAATGTTGGCAATAATTTTGTGTCCCTCTTGGAAAAATCAAACTCTTGCACTTTTTGCCTTGATTTAGAAGTCATTATCGCCACCGCCTAGTATATCGGCTACATTTGTAGCATCATCATCTACATCAAGTGCGGTTAATTGGGCTCTAGCAGATGGGGACAAGCCTAGTTGGCTTCCTAAACTATTGATTTTTACACTGGCACTGTCAATACTCTTTAATGCTGGATTAGGTTTAAACCCCTGTTTGTCGTGTGCAATGATTTCACCACTTGAATTTTGCACTGATTTGATTATTTCAGTCTGTATGCCATTCTCATTTATAGCATCATATGACTCACGTAAAACTTGATAGTTAATACATAAAGCCTCAACCATCGCTCTGTCGGGCGTTTTGACAACCTTTGTACTGTTGAGAAATGGGACAATTTTTTGCCACATAGCACGGGCATAACTTTTTAGATAATTGGGTGGTGTAGTTGGCAGAGTATCCAGTCCTACAGTTTTCTCTAACATTTTTTCAGTTTTTTTGCGTTGCCTACTTGGAGCATTTTTGTCTGTTGTTAGTTTTGTTTTTCTCATTATTTTTTACTTCCTTTCTGTAAGTACCCCCCTATATCAACAAATCAAATCGCATTCTTTAAAAAAGAACCCAGCATATTGTGACCGCTCTTCTATCAGCCTTACGGGGGCGGGGGTTTTCACGATTTATTTTTTTGAACTTCATTTTTTTATAAAAAAATTTTATATAAATTTTTGAAAATTGATTTTTGATTTTTTGATTTTTAGTTTTGATTTTTCAATTTTGATTTGATTAATGTTGTAATCTTTATTCCAAATAATGTAAGCCCACTAATCCATAGCCCTATGTTTGTGGGTATCCCTATAAACGTCATTAGCCATGTTGCAATCAATATTACACCAACCCAAACAAGCAATTGTAATAGTGTGCCAAATAGTAGAACTGTTAGCCCTAATAATATTGCTAGTGTCACGCCTAATGTTGTCCCTAATGCTTTTATCAGATTCATTTATTATTAATCCTTCCTGTCTCTTATCCTTTTAATTCTCGTAGCCCATTCTTCTCTACTTATCTTTCTAAATTGTTGTCCTGCTTTATCTTTATATTTGTCGTCTAATTGTTTCTCTAGGTATTGCTTGATGCCATTGCACCTATTACAAAGTGTCCACAAATTATTAGGGGCTAATTGCCTGTTTATATCTCCGCAATACCTCCTTGGTGTTATATGGTCGGCTGTTAGTCTATTAACCTGATAATTGTTGCCACACACTTGGCAGGCATATAAGTCTCTCTGTAGTACATAGTTTCTTGCTCTCTGCCATTGTTGTGTGTGATAAAACCGATTAGCTTGTTTGTCTCTTTTAGTATTGTTGTAGTCTTTTTGACTTGCTAATTGTCTTGCCCTATTACTGGGTCTCTTTTTAGTTTTGTTTTTTATATCCTTATACTCCTTGCTAATTACCTTCCAATGTTTTGAGCAAAAGTGATTATCGTTATTAATCTTGGCATTGCACTTAGGGTAACTACAATGGTGGTATATATTTGTTGGCTTAAGGTTGTCTGTTAAGTTGTGTATCATAGTGATTACCTCTTCATTAATTACACAAATTTGTTAACGGAAAAAGGGCAGGTATATCCCTGTCCTGACTAATGTTCTAGTTTTATTCTCCATATTCCGACAATAATTGTTTGGCTAATTTAATAGCCTTTAGTTTGTCTTTAGCTGTTAAGTCCTTCTTATTATTAGTTGGTTTAGTTGTGTTAATAGTCTCATCATTAATCTGATTATTAGTCTCATTAAAGTTTTTTATTTTGTTTGCTGCCTTTTGTAGTGTATCTGGATTGTTTGGTTGCCAGTAGTGTTCTGATGGTTTTGCTTTGGTTACCTCGTCAGCCAGCACATTCCAGAAATTTGTGTAACTCCCATCTTCATTTTTTTGGCTCGCTGTCGTAATCTTACCTGTGACTATTACAGTGTCGCCTTTAGTTGGTTCGTAGTTACTTGCCACTGGTATATATGCGTGTACATCTTTACCTAATCGTGTTTTGTCATTTGTCCTTAAAGTCCATTTAAAAAGGTTACTCTTTAGTGGTTTAGGGTCTTGCATTACTGTGCCTACTAGTTGTACAAAGTTAATCTCTTTTTTCATGTTTATTTTTTCTCCTTTTTTAACTGTTTATTTAATTGATTAATCTCTTGACTTATATAATTTTTAAATGCCTGTTTGTCTTGACTATTAGCATAATCATGTAACAGATACCATTGATATTTAACTTCTGATATTTCAGCTATTTCATTCTCCCAAAAGTGTAGGTCGCTATATATAAGCTGTTGGATTGTATAATCGTCCTCATGATTGATTAGCTTTAGCATTGTCTTTAGTTTTTTTAGTTTGTTAGTTAATATCTGTTGCTTTTCAACATTGGGTATCAATGCCTTTATATCTGCTCTGTGTCGTATGCAATAGCGCTCTATATCGCCAATCTTGCGCCAGTATTGTCTTTTTGTTAGATGGTATTTGTCTCGGGTCTCTAGCTCCCCATATTTTAGGGTGAATATAACAATCTCTGCCGTCTTTTTATTGCTGAAAATTAATGGTGCTAGTCTAATTGCCTGTTGGGTGTCATATGTGTTTGGGCATGTTTTTGTTGGCTTAAGGTTGTCTACATCTATTTCAGATTCATCTTTAAGTTGCTTTAGGTGTTGATTAATTAACCCTTTTCGACTGTAAGTTATTCGTGTGCGCAGCCAGTAATCATTGTTGTTAACCATATCTGCCACTTGAGTAGTCTCTAAATCTGATAACCGCTTGTAGTACAACTCATTAATTAATGCTTCCTTGGTTTCCTTATTATTTCTGTTTGTTGCCTTGGCTAACTTGGATGCTTCACACTTAAAGAGTGGCATATCCATTATTTGACTTAATATGTTGTCCCATTTAGCCCAATCGTCATTATTTGTCATTATCTAGCACCACCTTTAAGATAACCCAACCTACTAGCATCAATATCTGCCCAATTATTACTGTGTCTGTGCTGTTGGCAATCATGCCACCTATATCTGCTCCAATACCGCTACCTAGTAAAAGTGGGCTGCACGTTTTGGCAGCTATATCTAGCATTTTTCTCATCTTTTTACTTCCTTTTGTTGATTAAGTGAGTTATAATTTGTATAGTGGGTTATTAGACAATTTTTTCATTAACAAAAATAAAAAAGAAACCCAGTTTTGCTGTTAACTATTATCCCATTGGCTATACCCTTGATTGTGGTTGATGACACTCCTGTTGCTTGTTGTGCCTGTTGCATTGAGGGGTACTCTGTCTTAATCCCATTTTTAATTGCAATCACTTTTTTGCCTTGATATTTGTTAGCTGGTGTCTGTCTCTTTTTGCGGTTTTGACTTATTGTTAACCATTGTAGATTGTCTGCACGATTATCAAGTCTGTTACCATTTATATGGTCAACTTCAAGCTTTTGGGTTGTTTTCGGCTTCTTTAGCCAAGTGGAAGCCACCAAGCTATGTACAGTTTTTGTTATTTGTTTACCTTGATTATTGTTAACCGCCACAATCGCATAGCCGCTGTTATTAATGTGCTGGTTAATAATGTGCCCCCTTACGTGTCTTTTGTAATGGTTACCGTTTAGTGTATATCGTCTATCATGTTCAATTTCTCGTATTTGACCATCTTGGCTTATCTCATAGTAGTCTGCAATTGTCGGGTCTGTTATCTGTCTCCATTGTGTTACCTCCATTTCTCCTTGAATCTGAAATGTAATTAAATTTTGGTCTAGTGTAACGTTTTTCATTTTGTTTTCCTGCTCCTGTTTTTTAATCCCTGTTTTTCCTGGCATCAGTAATATAGTACTTCCAAATATTTTTGATTTTTAGTAGGTATGCCTTGGTTTTGGCTAATTAGTATGATTTTCTTGCCCAGTATGCTGTAGCATTAACAATTACCTTGTCCTTTAATGTGCGCTTCTCTGTTTTAAAGCCAAGTAGATTAGCAAGCTTACTGTTTATTTCAATCAAGTCAAACTGCTTCCAGATTAACAAATCCTTTAAATGCTGTAACGCTGTGTTACCTTGCATATGCATATTAGCCCTCTGTAGCATTTTGGCTAACTCTTTTTTAGGTACGGTTTTGTTAGGTGTTGCTTCCAAGTTATTTTTAACTTTTGTAATGGCTGCTAACTCCTCTGTTGTAATTGCCTGTTTATTGTGATTAATGAACTGTTTCGCATAATCCTCGCCTAGCCAATATTTAACTAAATCTGACCTGACACTTGCTGTTGTGTCTAGGGTTATTGTGTCTAATAGGCTTTGCCAATCAATTGCATCTAGTGGTTGCATCATATAAATGCTTGGTGCTAATGTGTACCCATTTTTTGCCTTTTTTATTTGACTACTACCCTTTTTTTCGTTTAAGGTCATAATCCCAGAAACTGTATACTTCTCTGGTATCCGTTTTAGCCAGCCTGCCAAAAGAAATATGCCTAAACAGTGGGCTATTTTGTCCATTGACATTGTTGGTGTAATTGCTTTTTTTAGCTCTTTAATCGAAAAGTTGGTAAGAGTAATAGTCCTGTCTATAAGTTCATTGGCAGAGTCTGTAAGTAGTCCACGTGTATACAACTTTGCGTAACTAACCTTGCATATAGCACGGGCTACTGTCAACAAATCATCTGAAGACTTGCGCAAGTCTGACTTAGGTGTCCCAGCCCAGAATACTGATTTGAGTGCTTTTCCTTTCATATGAGTGTTCTTGCGCTCTAGTTTAAAAAGATTGTCCTTAACAATTTCTCTTGACGCAAAGTCAGAGTTGGTGTAATCCAAACCACAAAAAGATTGTAAGAATGGGATTAAGTCGCCCTCTGGTAAGACAGCAGCTAATACTTGTAGTGTGTTAAGTTTGGTTTTATGACTCTTTAAAGTCCACATCCAAGGCTTACCTGCAGATATTGCAACAGAGCCTGGTGTTTTTGCACCTAGCAACTTCCTCAAAGAAATCATATTAGTGGCATCCACCAGAGAAGTGCGGGCTTTTTGCCTAAATGTAAATTTCTTTTTATCATCCATGTTTATGATTTTTTGAAGTGCGTTGTAGTTAGCTGGTTCTCGCCAATTTGTCAACATTTCATAATTTTGAATCTCTTTAATGTAGGCTTTTTGCATTTTTTAAAATCCCCCTGTTTTCTTAATCCTTATTTTTCCTGGCATCAGTAATATAGTACTTCCAAATTTTTTTGATTTTTAGCGGCGTATAAGGTTATTAATTATGCCCTCATATATCCTCTATACTATTGTAACACAAGAATAAAGTTTTAGTAATTCCCATGGTGCTGTAGGTAGCAAGGGCTGTTTTTAGCTTGATGGGAACATTTTGGTCTAATTTTTGTTCTAATGTTTTGGGTGGGAACTAGGGAAAATTGTTTTAATATCAATGTTTGTTACACTTTTTAAGGTGCAATATACGGAGTATCAGTCTCTAGTAGTCCTGTTTGAGTTTTGTGTGTGATATATCCTGCCACATGACAATAAAGATAAATGCTTTAATGCATTTAGCTGTTTGTCTTTAGAAAACAACTAATGAGGTTTGCTGTGGGGTGCAGGCATTAGAGCCTGTAAGCACCCCTCAAGCCAAACCTAAAAAAAGTTTTAAAAAAAAAAGAAAAAATTGTGTTTCCCGTAACCTTGTGCAGGGAAGGCATAGAGCCGCCCTAGGCTCTTGGGAAGGAGAGCCAACGGCTCGGGGAGCCCAGACTCCCCGTCTAGCCATGTAGAAAGTTTGAACAAAATGAGAATAGTTTGCATCTATTTGTAATTTGGCAAAACAATTGAATTAAACATGATTAGTCTAATATCTCTTTTAATGTTTTCTTCAATATTGAGTAAACATGTTTTAGTAATCTGTTTTGTTTTTATTAAAAGATATGAAGGGGAGTGTTGCTCCCCCGAGCTAAAGCTCTCCCCTGCAAAAAGGTTAGCCACCTTTAGGGCTTCCCTTAGTGCCTAAAGCACACGGAAAAACCCTATTTCTTTTTTCAATTTCTTTTAAAGGATATATCTTTCAAATTTGTTAAACAATTACTCAATATTTCTTGTTAATGTTGTCTTTTAATGTTTATATCCATGTTTAGTAATCATGTTTACACAAACATAATAATGAAACATGATAACTAACATTGTCTTAGTTAACATTCTCTTTCAATATTAATTGTGTTTAGGTATATCTTTTAAGGCATATTAGTTCAATCTTTTCTAGATATATCTCCTCTTATATCTCTCTTCATATAGTTAAAAAGATATAAAGATAACGGGAATGTATCCGTCTGAAATATCAGAGGTTTTAATGATTGATAATAACCCTGCCCCACATTTGTGAACATTTTCACTTGTTAATGATGGATATATCCTTTTATCTGGATAACTAGTCCCTTTTACTCAATTATTCCCTATCTGCTTGTTTCAGCCTATATAAGACACTTTAATTCAAGTCATGGATAATTATGCCAAGATAAATAAAACGTCTTAGAGAGCCTTATATGAGCATATGAGGGTATATAAAAGGCATGAATAATTATGACTGATTAATTAGTAGGATTAATTGACTAACTAATTAGATGCATTATTCAATCTGACAAATAGGATGCAACTAATAAAACCACCATTATTAGCCAATATAAGGGGCTATGAAGAGCTATTATTAATCGTGTTGATAATCGTGCCTAGATAAATAAAACCGCTTATATCGTCTTATATGAGCATATGAGGGTATATAACTGGTTTGACTGTTAGGCACACTTAATAAACACACTAACTAATCCAACATGACTAACTCATTATTAGCCATTATTAGCATCTCTAATGGATTTTAAACATTTAGGCATAATTAGCCATGCTTTAAGATAAAAACGCTTAGAAACGATTTTACGGGCATATAGAGCTATATCTGCATGACAGTAATGCCTGCTATATCAAACTGGATTACTAGGGCTGGTATATAGGTGCTAGGGGTATTAGTCCGTTATATTCAGATGGGTTATTTGGCTGCTATATCTGGGGCGATATCTTGCCAAACATTTGTTCTTCAAAATCAGCAAAATACTGTTGAATTGAACTCATATCCGCATCACACTTTTCTGCTATATTTTTCGACCAATCTGTAGCTTTTTCAATATGCTTCTGGAAAGGTTTGTAGTAATGGGACTTGGCAGATTGCTTATTCCTATATTGCTGGTAATATCTTTTATTCGATTTAGTTGGTTGGTGTTGTTGTTCAGTCTTGATTACTGATTGATTGCTATTAACTGACTGAGATTCAGATTGTGATTGATTAGTTTGAGATTGATTTGAATTGAATTTATAGACTGTAGTAATTTTTGTGTTACTCTCTGGTAATCTCTGGTTATTGCTTGGAACTGGTAGTCCCTTTCCATTGGGACTGTCAGTCCCTTTGCTTTGGAACTGGTAGTCCTCTTGGCTGGAACTGGTAGTCCCTTTGGCATCTACTTCAGATTCTCCTAGCATTTCAGCTAATTTTTCATAGTCCACACGATACCACTTAGTTCTGTCAATTCGCATTTTGTTGAAGTTGTCAGCAACTAATAGCCCCATTTTTACCAGTGATTTTAAGTATCTTTGTACAGTTTTAATGCTAAGCCAATCGAATTGTTCCTGCCAGTCTTTAGCCGTGTTATATACCCAACTATATCCTTCTCTAATGTTGATATTTTTGTCAGTCCAGTAGCTAATTTGGCTAACCATGATAGCTTTATCAACACCAATTTTTCTAGCTAATCTGTGGTCAAATCCTCTGTTTAATTCTAATGTTGTCATGGTTACGCCTCCTTACTACCTTTAATTAGTTCGTCAAGTTTTTCATAGTCAACTCTGTACCATTTAGTTTTGTCATACTTAGTCTTGTTAAAATTGCCTGTAATAAGTAACCCCATTTTTTCTAGAGAATTGAACTTATTAATCATGGTGTTCAAACTAATAAATTTAAAATTTTGACTGTGCCAGTCTTTTAAACTTTTACATACCCACTTTTTACCATCATGAGTGTTTGTCGATTTAGTTGTTTCTTCATCAACCAATTGAATGATAATCGCTTCCGTCATACCTAACTTGTTTACGATTTTTTCATCTGCTTCAATTCTGTGTCCGTAATTTATCATGGTTATATCTCCTTAAAAATCAGTCAAATAAAAAAGAACTAACTAGTAACGTGTCCACCTTACACACTTATCTATTACTACTTAGTTCTTAATAACTATTTTTAGGATTTAACCATTGAAAAAAACTTTCAAAAAGTATAAAATCTAACATAGATATTAGAAATAAATAGATAAATATCTCGAAATTTATAGAGACTTAAGTGTGTAGATAGGCTTAAGTTGAAAGTTGATTAAAGCTTCTTTGGCGATTAGCTTTAATGCAACTAAGTAACTCACCAGGTTACTGAAAATGACTAGCAAGGCTGTAAAGGTCTTGCTTTTTTGTTGTCTTTTTTATTCAGTTTTCAATTGTTATTTCTAGTCCTTATTTTTGCGGAACTGAAATAGCTTTTCTATTTACAATAGTAATAGTAGCATCCTTTTCTATTTTGTCAAATAAAAATCTTTGTATCTTGTATACAGTATACTGTATAAAATATATTGAATATTGTGACAAATATATGGTATACTGTCTACAATAGATTGTGACGGAAAGGACTTACAAATGATTATTTCATGTGCAAACCAAAAGGGTGGTACTGGTAAGACATCTACAACAGCGTTAGTGGCTTATGAATTAGCTAAAAAAGGTAAAAAAATCCTATTAATCGATTGTGACCCTCAAACAAATTTAACACAATTAATGACTAAGACGGCAGCTGCAAAAGATGAATTGTTAATTATTGACCACACTTTATTTGGTATGCTAATAAAAAACATACCTCTTGAAAAGGGAATTAAGCCTGTTATGGATAACCTAGATTTTATTCCAGCAGCTAGTGACTTAAATATGTTTTCTCGGTGGTTAGATAAACAAAAATTAACTGAAAAAGAAAAAGTTACCTATTTATATAACCATATAGCACCGCTAGAAAATAAATACGACTTAATTTTTTTAGATGTTAGTCCAACAATGAGTTTGTTAAATGATAATGTTTTTATGACCTGTGATTACATTGTAATCATGCTACAAACACAAGAGCGGTCTTTAAATGGTGCCAGAGACTTCATTTGGTACTTACAATCAAATTTAATAAATCAGTTTCATGCTAAAGTAAACATTGTTGGTGTGCTACCAGTATTAAGTAAACGTGGTGGTAGTGTTGACAATGAAATCCTAGCCCAAGCAGCTTATGATTTAGGAGACGAAAATATCTTTAAGCATAAGATAATGCAGATGGAACGTGTTAAACGGTATGATTTGACGGGTATAACTGATGTGGAAAAGAATAGGTGGGATAAAGAAACACATGAAGCATATACTCAAGTAGCAGAAGAAATGCTAGAAAGGATTAACAATGGCACTTTTGAATCATGATGTAAAAGTAAAAGTTACTGACCAAGTTAGTAGAGAAGAATTAGGATTTGGTGCAGAACCAACTGAAAAAGAAGAAGTAACCTATAGCAAAACAGTTAGGACAAATAACCATGTGGCTAATCAACTAAACTCACTAACAAAAATCGGATTAGGTAAGACAGTTAATGAAGTTATACAAAGTCTCATTGATAGTAAACTAGATTCTTTACCTGATTCTACTAAAGCAAAATATGATATGTTGCTAGATATTGCAGAAAAACAAGACTTTCTCACTCATAAGTAGATTGTACACAATCCATTATATACTGTATACAATCTACAATCACACAAACATCATCATTATTAGCTATACCAGTGGCAACTTTACATAATAGCCATTAAACGAAGTAGTCAATGCAGATTGTAAAGACGGTCAAAAAAACAGTTGCTAAAAATAGTTTGTGAAATTAAAACCGTATAGCATTAATGAGCCCTAATTTTATAGGGTTCTTTTTTTCGTCCAAAATAAAATTCACAAAGTATACCACTTGAAATTAAAGCAAAAAAAAAAGCCACCCAGAAATTAATCTGAGTGACCTTAAAAAGGAATTATATCATGCAATAAAAATTTAATTTATATCGCATTCATATATATATAAGTATACATCAACTATTTAGTTAATGCAATATTGGCACCGCTAAAACCTTTAGTTAAGTCTTTAGCAAACTTTGCTTTTGATATGCCAATTTTTGGCAGATATTGCCATGGGTCAACGTGGTCGGTATTGCTGTATCCGTGCTGCACAAGCCATGAGTGTGTTTTGATACCTCTGTATGAGTTAGTGTCTAAGGTTAGCGGTATGCCATACTTTTTAGCTGACCATCTTAGCCAATTTACATAGTGTTTGTAAGCTTTTAATGCACGCCTGTGATTACTGAACTCACAAAGTTCAATCTGAACAGGAGCCATACCGTTTGCAGGACTGCCTGCTCCCCATGCTACATAACCCAACTCGCCTACTTGATAAATTGAGTGGTCGTCAATGACAAAGTGAACATAAGTCTGGCTAGTGTTAACACTTGTTTTCATGTTGTGCGCAATCGCCCAAGCTTCCCCATTTGGTGTTGCTGTTGAGTGAGCAATAATGAATCTTGGTGTAGCTAATTGTGAGCTACCCTCATTATCTGCTAGGCTGTACTTCTTGTTTATCTTCAACTTTGGCATCCTCCTTTTTACCTGCATTCATTTTTGCGACTTCTTTTTCAGCGAATGCTCTAATAACAGCTTCAATCGTGGCATCCACTTTTATACCATGACTGACTAAGGCATCTTCAACGCCACTAATAACGTTGTCCATCTTAGTCTCCCCCTTTAAATCAGTAGTTTCAGCCTGGTGGACAAATGCTTGCGCTAAGTCTTCTATGAAGAGTAATGCCTTGTTTTTTGTGGCATGCTTACTTGCATACAGTCCAACTAAAATTGCCAATAAAAATAACACGGCATATACCGTGTCAAAGATTAGTTTTGTCATGTTTTAATTCTCCTTGCTTTTGATTGGTAGCTTTGAAACCTGCTCGTATAACTTTGTGCCTGAGCCATTACCACCAAGATTGTGGTAGGTATTATATATCTGATTTAGTCTGTTGCATTGTTGTTCAGTTTGATAGCCTTGTTCATCTATAATTGCGCCAAGTTCATCTAAATCTGAATGAAGAGCTTCTATCTCTCCTGTTTTCAAAGAGTCTACAACACCTTGAATTTCTTGAATTGACTGGATAATTGAGGGTAATTGGTCTTCCAATTTTTTCCTCTGCTTATGCTTGGTGTAGTAGCTTTTGATTAATTGAGCAATCCAGCCAAAAAATCCAACAGATGCCAAAAAGTCAAACACGTACTCCCAATCAAGACTTATGAAATGTAACACTACTTTTTATCACTCTTTCTTTTTTATACTGTTTGACTTACTGGATAATCCTGTCCTGTGATTGTCTTGTAATCAGTTGCATTAATTGAATTGCAGCGAACAAAATAAGCAACATTATCATTGGTGTAGCAACCAAAGCCATAATAAAACTTGACAAGATTGACCATTATTTCATGTGTATCCATTAGTTAGCACCTCCGTTTGTGTTTGATGTAGGCACATTAGGTATATTCGGCACTGATGGCTTACTTGCTAAAATTGGTGCTAACATTTGGAGTAGTTGCGCTGTGGCTTCCGCTTGTTTTTCTTGAGTAGCTTGAATTTTGTCCAAGGCACCACTAGTCTCTTTTGATACTGAATTTTGTTGCTCTTGCACGGCTGTAAGTGTTTGTTTGGTTGTGTCTAATTGCTCTTTTAGTGCTGTTATTTGTGCACCTTGACTATTGGGGTCATTTTCTACCCACTTGTATTGGTTCCAGTCATATTTAGGGCACTTTAGTCCAGTTGGCGCCTCTAGAACTATAGGAAAGGGCGCAACATCATGTTTTTTGAAAAGTAAAATTGGTTCGCAATCTATTTCATCATTTGAAAGGTATCCCATCTGTTGCCACATACCATTTTCATCAAGCAATTTCTGCTTATCTTGTATTTGTTGTTCTAAGTCAGTCATATTTTTTAACTCCTTTAGTCTAAAATTTCTACGTCATCTAAAGACAACCAACTCTCACAATTTTGATAAGTGGCGTTATCTTTAGTGGGGATAATGTAAACAGCATTTTTATAGGTGGTCAAAATAATAAATCCAGTAGCCTCGCCACCCATGTTTATGTCATGATAAACATCATAGCTTAGTGTGCCGTCCTCTGTAATGTGGTTATTCGACTTTACTGTTCTTTTTATGCGTACATGTTTACCCGTCAAACTGTAGTCAAACCGAGCTCCATTAATAGCTAGCGTTTTAACATCCTTACCGTTAAGTAACATTATTTTCCTTCCTATATATAAGCACTTATATAAGCACCAAAACATTGGGGTGTGACTTTGAGTAGGCAACACCACTGGCATAGTCAGAAGCGCTGTAAGTTTGCAGGCTGCTGTTAATCTTATTTTGCAGGTAGTCTATCCTACTAGACAACACTGATATATCTGACCTATAGTCTTCAATCGCAGGCACCCACGTCATTTCTGGGGGTGTATCTGCATCTTGCCACTGACTAGCTTTCATACAACTGTATTTACCAGTATAACTACTGTTGCTAGTGAGCAAAACCGTTACCCAGTAGCAACTAGCAGGTGTCGTAAAGGTTACGCTTACTCTGCCTTTAGAGCCCGCTGTAATTGTTGCACTGTCTACTAGTCCCCCACCGTTATTTACTTGCAATTTACAGCCTGCAGAACCACTTGAAAAAGCAGTATAGTCAATATCTACGGCAACTGTGTACTTAGTATAGGCTTCAGTTGTAAGATGGATAACGTCAGTTGCTGTGTTGGGTGGTATATCTCGGGGCTGTTCAGTTGTGCCTTTTAGTAAGTTTGCAGCATACATAGATACTAAAGCATTGCCATTATTAGGGGACTTACCGTTAACCTTTTTTACACCGCCTGAATCAACAGTTACATTGCCGTACCCGTCTGGTGTTACCCCATTCACTGACTTCACATAATCGCTTGGTATCTTAATATTGACGTTGCCGTACCCGTCTGGCGCTTGACCATTTACAGTTTTAAGCTTACCTGCGTCTGCTAACTTTCTGTCAATCGTGGCGTTGTCGTACATGCCAGTAACCTTGCCATTCAAGGCATTCCAGTCATTTTTGGTAACAAAGTTAGTAAAGTCAATCTTGTTAAAATCAGTCTTAATCTGGTCTAGTTTGGTACTAATGGCATTGGCTTTACTGGTTAAATCTGGCAGAGTGTTATTTTGTAGCTGATTTACTTGGGTACTAATAGCACCCAATTTGTTGTTTAAATCTGATTTTAAATCATTCTCAAATTGCACAAATTGGGCGTTAAAATTATCTCTTTGACTCTTAAAATCTTGTGTTGCTTTAGCATCTAGCTGAGTTAGCTTACTGTTCCAGGCGTTTTCTAGGTTTTGATATTTTGCATTGTAGTCAGCGAGTTTGTCCTTATAAGCTTGCAAGGTATTATTAGTATCGCTTACTAATCTGTCTATTGTGCCCTTATTGTCTGCCTCATATTTATCTAAATCGGCTTTAGTCTTGTTCATGTAGGCTTGCACATGGGTCAACATTAACTCAGCCTTACTCCAATAGTTTTCATTTTCTGTTGGCAGGTCAGCCTGTTTTAGTACCTCGATAAAAAAGTTTGTTGTGGTATCAATCAGTTTGTTGGTATCGTCTTCGATTTCAAACCAAGCAGAGCCTGATTCTTGATAAACGGAAGTGTGCAATTTATAGCTTATCTGTCCTGCTTTGGCATTGATAACCTGAATGTTATCATCCGCCACCATCTTGCCGCCGTTCTTATTTTCGCCGAATGAAATTTTACAGTTGGTCAAATCATAGGCTGAACCTGTTGAGCTTACTAGGTTTGCCTTTAAAATTAAGCCACCTTCTGATTGTCTGATGGTGATTCTGTCTACATCAACTGAGGTAGTATTTTTATCTGTTTGTAATGTTAACAGCGGTATACTCATTTGCTATCGCCTTCTTCCTTGGGTTTATCTGCCACTAATTTTTTAAGCTGTTCATTTTCCGTTTTAAGTGACTCATTTGCTGCACGCAGCTGTGCCATCTGAATAGCCTGATTGCCTATGATAGTTATCAGATTTTCAGCGACTAATTTTTCCAGCATTTATACCGAACCTCCTATGATAGCTGACGATTTAATGTGATTATTAATGTATTCCCCTAGATTGTTGTATTTTGAATTTGACCACATAACGTGCCCACTATTATTATTTGTAATGCCATCTTTTGTAATAGTAATAATGCCATCTACATCAACTTGCACAAAGCTACCTACCCCGTTAACTGTTAAGTCTGGTGTGGTTATACCAGTAGACTCTATCCATAAGTTTTGTCCAATCGAAATACCAAACTGTGTATCATCATTAGAGGGGACACCAATAACAATTTTTGAGGAATTATCTTCTTTGCTAACCTCTAGAGAGCCTTCTATCGTACCTAGAGCGTGAATAGTGTCTACATCTATATGGCTGGCATCTATAACTGGAATAATAGCTTTATCGACAAAAAGTTTACCACCACCATCTGAACTCCACCCCAAGCCAGCGTGAAAGCCACCAGTACTGTCGTACCAACCAATACCCCTGTTGTTGAATACCATTTTGTGGTCAGAAGCCTCTGCAGCAATTTCCACTACATCTTTCCAGGTCTTAGTTCCGTCTAGGCTTCTAGGATAGAGTACGGCATTGTCAGTACCACCTTTGGCTATCCAATCACCAAATTCTTGAACCTCTACTCCCATTTTCTGCATGTGACCTTCAAAGTCATCAAGTTTTTCCTTCTGGTCATGCAAGTCGGTCTTGAGCTTATCGAAGGCTCGCTCTCTGTCCGCACCTTCTGCTTTAAGCCCCTGGTTAATCCTACCTGCAAAATCATTAACCCTGTCTATCCGTGTTGTTGCTTGACTAAATTTTGCATTAGTTGTCGTATTAGCTGTTTTAAGCAGAACGTGGTCATAACTTACGGGTAATGAGCCGATTGTTTTACTTATATATCGATGAGCTAGTGCGTTAAAAGTTGTGCTGGTTACTTGGGCTGTTAGCTGGATGCCAATTTCATCATATTCGACTCCCACCGTGTCATATAGATTAGCCTGGTCTATTTTTCCAACCTCATTTTCAGTCAAAGTACATGAGGGGTCTGGTTGTCCTATACGATTTTGCTTCATGTAAGATTGTGCTAGTGAAGTTAGTTGGTCTATATCTGCCTGAGTAGGTTGCCCTGTTGTATTGTCATTATCGGGGTTCCAATATTGCGATAAGTCAACAGTGGCAAGCTTTTGGTGTTCTTTTCCTATCCAATTCTCCGCGTATATAAAGGTTTGTGGCAATGTGACTAAAATTTCTTGCTGAGGTGCTTCCTCTGTTTCATCATCAGAATCACTGTTACCACTACCCCAATCTGGTGGCACATCATCATCTGCAGAATAATCAATTGAGCTACTTAGTACCCAGCCTGTTTGTCCGTTGTAGGAGACTTGACTCCAGCTTTCCCCATTGACGTCTGCCGTACCTAATACCTTTAATTGAGTACCAACAGGAATAGTTGCTGCAATTGCTTGTCCGCCTGGTCTATCATGCAACTCAATTGAACCATTAGTTTTAATTTCATGGTCAACGTAATCTTTAGGTGTTTGAGGTTTTTTAGCTTTCTTTTTTGACCAATCACAACTACTTACCTTGACCCATCTGTTAGTCGCCAACTTGTAGTATTGAACTCCATCCGCCGTTGCCTGCCCTAAAATATTGTAATAGCCGCCACTAATAGTTAAGGGCTTAGGATTACCATGAGTCGGATATATCGGACTTGTCATTGGTGTACCAGGCTTGGTATATACGGGACTGTTGTCTTTTATCCATACACGCCCAGTAGCTGGTTGATAGGCAATATCGCCTGCTGTATCAAACCTTAGGTGTGGTCCATATACCCAAGAATTTGAGCCAACCTTATACCACTTGTTGCCGTTTTCGTCTATTGCAATTTGAGAATAACTAATTCGTTGCCCAATTTTGTACTTATCTCCTGTCCTGTAATGAGAACTACCTAAAAATGGGGAATAGTAGCAATGCACCACATCAATGCCTACTGTGGCTGTCCCACTAGCAGGGTAACTAATACCCTTACTGTCTTTACCAGCTGTAATATGACCTTGTCCATTACCAGCATTAATTACATAATCTCCTGACTTGTCAAAGGTTATAAAAGCAGCGTCTACCCAAGCATTGTTAGACAACATGTACCAATCATCATTATTCATTGGTGCAGGGTCACTACTGCCATCTAACTTACGCATGATTTTTAGCTTGGCACCATTAGCCACACTGCCGATTGGATTATGACCTGGATAGGGACTATCATATGTGGTTAAGTCTCCTGAACCCAAGTATTGAACAGTCCCTTGCCCATCATAAGGGACACCTGCTTGAGTCATATCTGTAGGCAAAGGCTTTTTCGGGGTAGGTGTATATTTGGCAAAAGGGAAAATTCCCGTATACATTTGAGAAATGTTCTCATCCTTTGAAATTGAGCCTAAATCACGACCATGTTTTATTACTTGATTGGTGTTTTTGCCAGGGTTTTTCAAAAATTTAAACTTGTAATTGTCAAAAATCCACTTTCCTTTATATAGCGACTGCATTGATTGAGTAGGTTCGTCTCCAATTTGGTCAGCACCCATCAAAATGCTTGAAGTATCACTATTCTGGTCAACACTATAGTTAATGTTAGCCAAGTCGGTTATATCAGTGGTAAATTCCACACCATTTATCGCTTCAAGTCCTGGCATTGCATTTTGTAATTCCTTGAAACATTGACTTGCTGACAAATTAGGTAAGCTTATATCTTTTGTAATGACACGGTTTGTGAAATCGCTGGCTATATGAACTGCTTGAACCGTTATTTCATCAAGTGTCTTCGATACTTCTTGAATCCTAAACTTCTGCCTTAATAAATTGGGGCTGGCATCAACCATGATTATCCTGCCTGATTTTAATTCTTTGGCAAGCTTGCCATCTGCCTTATAGGTAAGGCTTAATGTGGGTATGGTGTTAACAGTCTGCACTACCTGACAAGATAGACAGTCAACTAAAGCACCTATACCATTAGTCTTGTCGTTATCTGTAGCATTTTCAAAGAGTATCGGATAACGTAAATAATTTGTCATGCTAAGCGCCTCCAGTTCGGTTTATACTCAATTAATCCTATATGCTCGCCAGTTATTTGAATTACATTCTCGCCAGGTACTAATATCGGGGCGTCATTATTGTAGAACTGCACTGAACTACTAAGACTGACTGGATTATCTAGCGACTTATAGGCTTGGCAATTCTCTCCATCTATGTATATCTCGCTCTCAATATTACTCATAGAGCATGTGTTTCCGTTAACAGTTATCGCCCAATTACCGCTTGACTGACCGTCTGTTTTAAGATGCCAATCGGGGAAGGCAGGTATGTTTGTTTGGTTGTATATCGTGGTTTGCATAATCTGGCTTCCAACATCTATATTGCCAACTTGTTGCCAATGGATTGAGTCTGTCCTTGTCATGAGCGGTTTACAATCAAATGTGATTGTGCCAGTAAGCTCTTCCTCTGCATGAGTCTCGATTAGTGGTGTTAAAACTGGTGGTGTAGTCACAATCGCTTCCCACAACCATTCTGGATTATCGCTGAATTTGAGGTAATCATAATCATAGCCGATTAGCCAATCGTTAATTGCTCTTTGTAATTGGTACAAATCAACATACTGCCTAGGTTTAAAGACAGTAACATTAGCTGAAAGAGTAACATTTTTAAAGGATTGATAACTCTGAATCAAGTCCCCATTCCTGCCGTTTATATGAGTCATGGCTATATCTAATTGCGGTGTAGGCATAGTTAGGGGGTATTCCACATAAATTCCATAATCGGCTGAACTATGGTCATGATATATAAGCTGTCCCTTCTGACTAGAACGCATAATTATTCCTCCTTCCTACTGATTTACGAACTTGATATTTCTCTAACTGTTTAGCTAAAGTTTTACCGTCCAATTGTACTTTTGTATCAACGCTAACGGGGTTATTACTTAGCGTCTGAATTAACATGGTTATCTGGTCAAGCTTATCGCTGTCAACAATGGAACCTAGTAATGTGACAATCGTTAATAACAATTGATTTGTCTCATCAACCTTTTTGTTGTCATTAGTATTGTCATTACCCTTTACAATTTTGGTTGTTTGGTTTAATAAATCCACGGCACGGTTATGTTTCAAAGGGTCTAATGGTATTATCATTTCTGGTTTATTGTTTTCGGAAATATGGGCTAGTTTTTCAGTTAAGGATAATCCGCCATTAGCATATGCTCCACCTGCAACACGTGCAAAAGCAGCACTATTACTCCCGTACACATGCTTCATATAATTGATAGCTGCATAAAGGTTGTCATATCCGTTATATATATTGGCGCTAGAGTTTTGCTTATATTTGTCAAAAGTAGGAGGTATAACTTGTGCTAGTCCCTTAGATGGAATACCTGCTTTAGCGTTTGAGTCCCAATTATTAATTGCCTTAGGGTTCCCATTGGATTCACGGGCGATTACTCTCAGCCATGATTGAACTTGAAATGGTGTAGCACTAAACCCATTAGCCTTTAATGCCTTAATAACTGTGTCTTTCCAACGAGCTACTCCGTCTCCAGCGGGGTCTGCCATGTGTTCACCAAACATGGAACCAAGTTTTTCAATGAATTTGAAAAAGCCATTGCCAACTTCATTTTTGACAAAGTTTTGTAATCCGTTAGTTGCCTTCGCATCTGTATCAGTTGATTGATTTAGCCCTTTAACTCGCCCAAACTTAGGAGAGCCTTTACCAACAACACTATCAAGTGTGTTCATATGGATTCCTTGTGAAGGCGATTGAGCAGAAAAGTACTTATTTCCACCTGCATATACACCAACATGCTCGCTTCCACCGTCACCCCAGAAAACTAAATCGCCTGACTTGGCTTCTGATTTAGATATATGTGTTGTTTGGGCATATTGTGCACCTGAGAAGTGCGGGTAACTAATACCAAAAGCCTTTTTGAGTGCGTACATTACCAGTCCTGAACAGTCAAAACTGTCGGCACCAGTTGCACCCCATACATATGGTTTGCCTTCTCCGTATTTTTCAACGGCTTTTAGTAAGGCTGAACTAGTACCACCACCGTCTAGGTTACTGGAAGCCATACCCCATAAGGCTGTCCACCAGTTTTTTACATTGGCTAAAACTTTGTTGAAAGCACCCTTACCAATAGTAGCCATAGCACCAGCCACACCTTTTGGATTTGTCCATGAAAACAGTGACTCAATGTACTTGATAGGGTGTGAGACAATCTTGGTTGCTAAGTCGTAATACTTTTTGAGGTTACCAGCGGTTTGTTTGACCCAATTGACTGCACCATTGAAAGCAGAGCCAACATTATTAGCAATACTGCCGAAAATGTTGCCAATTGTGCCACCTGCAAAGTGGTAATTACCCATCATGCCCATTAATAGCGCTGTATCACGGGCGTTAATAACATTGTCACCAGGCATAAGCAAGGCTTGAGTGTTACGCCCTTGAATAATGCCAGCTGAACCGTCAGCGTGAATAAGCATTTCTTTATTTTGGGTTTGTGGGGAGTCATTACCGTCATTAAGTGTTGCCATAATTGGTTTAGTTATTGGGCTTGAAAGGTTCTTGAAAATATCAGTAGTACCTTTAGCCAATTTGACGTGTCCTAATAAATTGATAGTCTTGTCTTTACCGCCAAAGGCATGGATTACTGAGTTAACGGCTTTTATACCACCGTTCACAATATCAATTAGCCCATTCATTCCGTCCTGAGCAAGCTTTTTAATCGTCTTCCACGCATTACTAAAGAAACTTGAAACTGCATTCCACAAATTAGTCCAAGCTGACTTAAAGCCTTTGCTAAATGTTGATAAACCTGAGTTAATGCCTTTTGTCCAGCTAGTCCAAGTGTCACTAATTTTGCTGAAAATACCCTTGAAGAATTTGTTAATTCCATTCCAGAAGTTATTCCAAGCATCCTTAAAGCTTTTACAAAAGCTATTGAAGCCTTTTTTTATAGATTTCCACGCATTACTTATGTGGCTTACAACGGAATTGAAGAATTTCTTTACATTTTTAGGTATCGATTTGAACCAGTTAATGACATTAGTAATTGTCTTCTTAATTGGCTTTAAATTCTTGATTATTAAAACGACAGCTGCACCAATTGGACCACCAAGTAAAACTGTCAAACCAGCCCAGTGTTTTTTTACCCAATTAATAATTCCGCTAAATGTGCTAGACACAGTTTTCCCAAACTTACCCAGTTGCTTGCCAATAGCGCCAAACATTTTACCAGCAGATTTAGCTAGTCCGTTGACAAATTCTCTAAAAGGTTTGCACTTTGCATAAAGCAAGGTAACTCCTGCGACAACCGCGGTAATACCCAATATCCATGGATTCATGTTTGATACAAGGTTCATAGCTTTTTGTACAATTGTCAGACTTTTAATTGCTGTGGTTATGGTTTGGAATCCTCTAACTGTAGCTGCAATACCTTGGATTAGCTTTGCACCAGCGATTGCACCTATTAGGGTGGTACCAAAAATCTTTACTGCCGTGGTGTGCTTAGCAATAAACTCAATTGTACTTACTATCCCTTTACCAGCATTAGTAGCTAAAGCTGTTGCTATACTCTGTATGTGTTTACCAGTGGCATTAAGCTGCCCATTCTTGCCAGTGATAGCATCAAGACCCTTTGAAAGCCCGTCTAATGCACTAGTAGCAATCGGTTTCATAACTGCCGATTGAAAATTAGTCCATGTTCCTTGTGCTTTGGCAAGCTTACCTTCTGCGGTTTCGCCATATTTAGACCAAGCTTCTCCTGACTCACTAGCGGCTTTTACCATCAATGCTTTCAGTTTGTCGCCAGAAATTTTGCCGTCTTTTAGGGCTTGAGTAAAGGCTGACTTAGTCATACCTGAGGCTCGTTGAATGGCATCCTTTAAACCTGGCAAGTCCTTGAAACTCATATTGAACTTGGATAGGTTTACTTTGGCACTCGAAAATAGTCTAGTTAGCTTCCCACTAGCTCCTATAATCTGCTGTGTAGTAGCACCACCAGCTTTACCGAAAGCAAAAATTTCATTAGTTAATGCTTGA